CGTGTGAGCTTTGTTGTCATGTCGATGAGCCTTTGCTTCTCGATGCTGACTGGCGATTGCCCTTTGGTCTACGCCGTTGTCGTGTACTACGGTCCGACTGCGGGGACCTGCTCGAAGATCTCCCCGAACTGGCTCTCGGGTGGCGCGGAGTCGTCCACCATGCAGTTCCAGCGGACTGGCAGGCTGACCTGCTCGCCGGTGGACTGAAGTGTGAACCCACTTTCCTGCGCCGCGTGCAGCCCGCGCCGGAAGACCCACGCGCGGATGATGAGATCCGGGAACTGGAACAGCACGGCCACCAGCAGTTCCTTGTAGCTCGTCGGGGCGCTCAGCCCCAGGTGCCGCTCGGAAAGCTGCGGTGCGGTCAACGCCACGTCAACCGGGTCGTCCAACTCCCACGCGAGCGCGAAGGTTTCGAGAGAACCCTCGGCAAGCTGGGTGCCAACCGACATCTCCCAGTTGGACGGGCGGCGGCGGATGGACGCACGCATCTGATCGACGGTGAAGTCCTCCTCCGCGTTGTTGCGTGTGATGTTGATGCCCGTCTTGGTGAAGCCGACCTCGATCCAGGGGTCCTGCAAGTCGTACTGCGTCGCCCCACTTGCCAGATCGAGAATGTCGCTGATGTCAGCAGGCCAGTCGGTCCCGGACGGTGCAACGACGAGACGCCCCGCACCCTGCACGAAGCCTTCCTCGTAGTCCACACCATGACGTGAACGGAAGAATCCTGGCATGTTCTAGTTCACCTCCTTCCTACTTACTCGGTCATGTCCTCCGGATTGTCATCCGGAGCTTCGGGTGCTTCGTCCGCAGGAGCAGCCGGGATGTCAGCCCCAGCGGCACCGCGTTCCACTGCTTCGCCGTCCTCACGGAAGACGTACCGCTTGGAGAGGCGTTCGTACTCCTCGTCGCTGAGCGCGACTGGAGCGCCGTTCAGAACGGCTGTGCGGTCGTTGTCGATCACGACCTTTCCGGACCGCATGCCCTGTTGGACGTTGCCGACCAGAACGTACTGCTTTGCCGCCATACTTGACACCTCCTTGCGCTCAGTCGTAGGTCGTCGTGTACGCCTTCACCGCGTACGAGAGGCCGACCGCCTGATACCACATCTTCAGGTCAGTGCGGCCCTTGTTGCGATATGTCCACGGGATTGACGACTGACCGCGCGTCGGGTTCGTCAGGCCACTCAGCAGCGCTGCCGTCGTAGGGGTGCTCGACAGCACGTTGTGCGCTGCCGTTGCCATGCGAATAGCACGTCGATAGACGATCTCCGATCCCTCGTCGGGTGTGGCCGCAGCCAGCGAATGAATCGCCAGCGCTTGCCGGAACACGCTCATGTGATCTTGCCGAGCGCTCTCCGGGTCCGGAACCATGTCCTCGACAGCGAGGACGACATACGGGTACATCTCCGGTGGCACGTCCTCCATCGTCAGACGGGGGAAGTTGCCAACGTGGTAGTGATCCGGGGTCACCGGCTCCCACGTCATCGGCACGTACTCCTGACCACGCCGTGCAGCACGCGCCTCGTCCCTTGGAGCCTGCATGTCGTACACCGCCGCGAGCGCGTCGTTGAGATTGTCAACCAACGCGATCTCGATGGCGTCCAGGAACTCCTCGGCACCAAGCGTATGTTGCAGGATGCGACTCATGCCGCTGTGGTTGTCGTCGTGTCCGGTGGGCCGTAGACCGGCGGGAAGTCGAACGGATCGGGGGTGTAAAGCGGGGTGCCACCCGATGTCGTCTCCAGCTTGCCCGCCTGTTGCACGTGTGGAGCAGCGCCAGGCACTTGACTGACTGGCGGCAGGATCGGACCGACCTCGATGGCCAGATCACCGATCTCCTTGGCCAGCCTGTCATCCAGCTTGCGCAAGTCCTCGGAGCGATCAGCCGCGTAGCTGACCTGCTCTGTCGTTCCTGCGGCCTGACTGACAACCTGCTTGGACCAGTAGTCGATCCCCGGACCGATCAACTGCCTTGCCAGGAGCTTCCCGGCGTACTGCTTCACGGTCGGAGCCAGGCCATCCTGGTCCAGATCGTCCGTGGGAATGCCCCACAGACTCCACACGACAACATCCTTGCGCCGCCCGATCCCCTCCGCACCGAACAGCGGACTTGTCGCTAGCGCATCGAACGTCTCGGGAAGCTCGTCCCGAGCGTATCGTTCGAGTTCGTCCACTGGGATGTAGGCAGGATCAGGCATCTCGGATGTCTACTCGGTTGTCGTGGACGAGCCGCCGCTCGCCCCGGTGTCCCCGCCGCCGTTGCCGCTGCGCGGCCGACGTGAGCGCCGCGTGCGCGGGCTGTTGGTGACCTTGCCACCGGAGCCGCCGCCGCCGCTCTCCTCCTCGGCGGCACGCGAGCCGTAGGGGATCTGCGGATCGCCGGTGCCGGTGACGCCCTCGCCGGGGACGACCGGGCCGTCGTCGGGTGTCTCGCGGGTTGACAGCGCCCGGACGGCCTTGTCCTGGTCCTGGTCCTCCTCCGCGACCGGCTCGCCGCCGACGTTGCCCTCCTGGCGGTCCACGGTGTTCTCGCCGTAGCCGATGTTCCAGGTGGCGATGCGCGGGCGGTTGTCATGGGACTTCTCCCACTCCACGATCCGCGTCACCGCCGCCGACGGCAGCACCTTCATGGCAGCGAGGATGTCGTCCTCCTCCATGTCCTCGAAGCCCGCGAAGGGCAGTCCGAGGCGGGCCTGCTCGTTGAGCGTCGGCTCGTCCGAGACGGGTTCGAGCTTCTTGGACAGCGCGACGTACAGCGAGTTGTCTTCGTCGCCGCTCTCCAGCGCCTCCACCCAGTCCGGGTTCATGTCGCTGGCGGGGATCACCTCGTCACGGAAGAACGTCTCTCCGTTGCCGTTCTGCCAGCCCAGGCCCTCGCCTGTGATCGGGTGCGTGATCTTGCGCACGCCCTTGTGGACGGTGAGTTCGTCCACCAGCACCTTGTAACCCTGATTGGCCATTCAGTTCACCTCCCTTCTCAGCGCACGTCGGCGTACAGGAACGCCTCGGGCACCTTGAGACGCACCATGCGTCGGCTGGCCTGCCGCAGCAGTCGGGTGTAGACGCCCTCGCCCTTCAGGATGATCTCGGACTGCGGTCCGGGCAGGAACGTCGTCGTGTCGATGCCGGTCTTGATCTCGACCGGGCCGTTCAGCGTCTCCGCGATGTTGCCGTAGCCGGGGATGCTGTACGCGGTGGTGATGAGGATGTTGCCGACCGGCAGGTAGCGCGTGTGGTCCTGCGGGCGACGGCTCGCGCCGACGCTCTCCTCTCGGTACGCCTCGTTCGTCGGAACGAACGTCACCCCGGTTGGCAGGAGCTTGTTCACGTCTTCGAGGGTCGGCATGAACGGCTGCCCCGGCTCCACGTTGAAGTAGAGCGGGAGCTTCTGGTTCGTGAGCAGCAGTTCGATGTCGTCGTCGCTGATGTGAACCATCAGCCCCGGCGACCCTGCATCGGTGCTGACCTGCTTGAGCCAGACCTTCAGGTCGTTGATCGGATCGGAGTTGACGAGATCCGTCCACGGCACCGTCGCTGACGGCTTGTGACCGGCGGCGAACGGGTAGTCGATGACAAGCGCGGTGTCACGCGCCTGGTACTCGATGGTGAGTTGGCCGGAGAACGCCTGCCAGCGCATCCACTCGGTCAGCCGCTCGTTGCGGCGTTCGAGGATCTGGCCGATCTCCACCAGCCGACGGGCCTCGCGGCCTGCCAGCTTCTCGCCGCCTTGCGTCAGGATCTCCCAACGCCGTGGCGAGATGCGGTGTGCTTCGTCCAGATAGGCAAGCTCGATGACCTCCTCGCGCTCCTCCCGTCCGGTAATGTCCATCAACGGGATTGACGCTTCGGGGGCACGGAACTGGCCGATGCCTGTGGCGTAGCTGTCCTCCACCGACATCTTGACGTACTGGTCGTCCGTCTCGACCATCGGAGCGATCTGCTCTCCGATGAACGGCAGGAGTTCCATTTCCGTCTCGACCGGGCCGACGATTGCGTCCGTCAGTGTCGCCTGGTCCATGATGTCGTCGATGACTGCCATGTTGCTATTCCACCTCCCTTCTACTTGCTAGGAGAACTTGCAGGTCGGGAGCGCCTGCCGGATGAGGGCCTGGTCCGTCGCCCAGCCGACGATGCGGTCGGGCCGGAACCACTGGCCGTGGTTCCACATCGCTGACGGAAGGTCGCTCTGCGCCGTCTGGTCCGGGAAGACCTCGGTGCGAGCGAGGATGCCCAGCAGCAGGGCAGCGCCATCGGCGGCGACCCACTTCTGGTACTGGTTGCCGACCTTCTTGAGCGGCGTCCCGGAGATGAGCTTCAGTTCTCCGGTTGTCGGGTCGGGTGACACCGCGCTCGCGTCGAGCACGATGCTGGGGGCGACATCGACGTTGACTTGGTGACGCAGGATCTCCAGGTCCACGCCCATCGTGCGGGATGTGCGGATGTTCCACGCCATTGTCAGTCACCTCCCCCAGTGGCGGTCCGGCCGCCGTAGCGCTTGTCACGCGACGGGCGTCCGATGGTGGTGCCGAGCGCGCGGCCCAGCGACTCCTTGTGCTTCGTGGTCTTCTCCTCGGCCGTCTCACCGGCGTCGTCACCGGAGTTGGCAGGACGACCGTGATCGTCCACCGCGATGCCCTGGTCGGAGAGCGCCATGGCCAGCTTGCCCTCTTGGGTCTTGGGCAGCAGACCCAGGAAGGTACGCAGCACGTGCGCCGCGCTGACATCTTCCTTGACACGCGCTCCGGTCGCCTCGTCGCCGGACAGTTCGAGTTCGGCGTCCGACAGGAGCACCGCCCCGACCTCATCGGCGTCAGGCGACAGGAACACGCGCCGGGCATATGCCAGGGCGGCTGGTGCCTTGTCCCAGCCCATGTCGCTCAGTTCCGTGATCTCGGTTGTCACCCGCGCCTTGCGGTCGAGTGCCTCGGCGTTCTCGGCTCGGGAACGGAGCGGATCGACCTCGGAGTCGTGCGCCTGCCGCAGCCGCGCCTTGACATCCTCTGCCAGATCCAATCCGTCGAGATCTTCATTGAATCCCACTTGTCACACCTCCTTCTGTGGTGTCAGGCAGGCTGTCGCCTGCGTTGGCGTGCAGCACGAACACGACCTTCGGGCGTGCTCAGGTCGTACATCGGCACGACCGTTGTCGGTTCGGCTGGCTTGGGCGCGGGAGCCTTGATCGTCTCCCAGGTTGACGACTCCGCGAAGAACACATGCCCTGTCACCGGCTGGTAGAACTGGGCGAGGAACACCGCCCCGTTCGCCTTGTTCCGGAGCAGCGCACGGCTGTCCAGCGAAGTCTCCTCCACGACAAGGTCCTTGGCAGGTCCCTCACCGAGCAGGTCGCTGAGCGCGATGCTCAGCTTGTCCACCAGCTTGCCGTGAGACAGGCTGGCGAAGCTCGCCATCGGATCGCCGTGCTCATCGCTGGCGGCGATCATCGCGGTCTTGCCCTCGATCCAGCGCGCCGACGGAGCGGCCGTGACAGCACCATTGTCGTCCACGCTGTAGGGGACCACGTAGTTGGTCGTCTTGCCCTTGTACGACTCCTCGACTTGGGCAAGGTTGGGATCGTTGTGGGTCACATCGACCACGTAGTAGTACGCACGCGGCTGATACGGCCTGGTCGGATCGTCGTGCTGCTCCTCGGGTGGGTTGAGCACCTGTTCGAGCGAGCGACGGATGTGCTGCGACGACGCGCCTTCGATCCAGATGACCTTCGCGTCGTTGTCATCCGCATTGCTGGGTTCATCGAAGTTCACGACCTCGAACTCGACGCCCTCCTGATGGAAGGTGTCATCCCCGAAGAAGACCCTGGGGAAGCCCTCCAGCCCTGACATCCACGGATGCTTGGTCAGGGCGACGTGGTTGAGCGCGCAGGGGAAGTACCTGTCATCCGCCTTGCGCACCCAGTCGAAGAAGATCCCCGACGACACGTTCGGCACGGAACCCCGCTTGACACGCTGTGCCACGTCCGGCTCTGTGAACCCCATGTCAGCCTGCATGACATGACAGTCCTTGAGGATGTTGCCCTCGCCCAGATCGACATCCTTCTGGACGATACGCAGGTTACGGATGTAGCCGGTGTTGTTGAGCGCGCTGTCACCCCTGACGAGCTTCTGCGTCTGCGGATCGACCCGATCAGGCTTCGGGTGACCGTCAGGGATAGTGACATCATCGAACGCCTTGGCGTCGAACGACTTGATGATGTCCTCCAGGGAGACGATCCGGCGCGTGCTGGACGAGCGTCCGGACGGAACCACGCTGAACGGGACCTTGGTCTTCTGTCCCGGTGTGATGGCGATGACCCCTTCGCGCAGGATGTCCTTCCACAGATGCGTCGTGTCGCCATCCTTGACTTCCTCGACCGGAGCGGACGAGGCGAAGTTCAGGACGATGGCGAGCGGATGCAGCGTGCCTTCGGTGTCAGCGACCGCACTCATGCGCTGACTGGCCTCCTCTCGTCGCTTGGTGTGCTGGTTGCGATGATGGCTTGAAGCTCGGAGACGGTCTGGCGCAACTCGGTGACGACCGTGGCAGGGATCAAGTCACCTGACAGGTACGCCTCGATGATCCACGGATCGCCAGGTGAGAAGACATGTCCGCAGCCACCCCTGTCTCTGCGGTGCTTGTAAATCGGGTTGGTATCCCGACTGAACTTCTCTGGCCTGTCAAGGGCCTTGAAGGCGTACAGGAAGTCGGCCTCTGTTTCGCACCCAGGGCAAAGCAGCTTGCCACCAGGGCGTACGAGGCCGACTTGACCTGTACCGGATGTTGCCGCCATCACAGCCGCGTGAGCCTATCGGTTTTGCAGGCATAAAGCAGCCGTCAACTGGGTAGAACTGGGGTAGTTCGCC